CGAAGTTCAATACTAATACGGTCATTCGTGTTGCCGTACCTTCGTTAAGTGGGTATACAATTGGTTCAATTGCTACTCCTTGTGTTGGTTGTGTTTTCATATTTTTATTTATTAAACTATTTTTAATGTTCCTCCGTCATTCCATATGTCGCCCGCTGAAAGCCCTGTTGCGGATGTTGGTACTGAAGATAAATTCAATACTCCACTTGCTTTAAGTATCATTTGCGGTGTTGATACTCCGCCCGCTGCGAATTTGATACGACCACTTGCAAAGTCATTGAGAAATGAAATGTCTGAAGTTCCAGCGCTATAAAAAAACGTATCATTTGCCAACAAGGTTTTGTAAGGAGTGGTCGATGCTGAATACCTACCTATGAGACCTGAGCCTGAAGATGAGCTTATTCTTATTAATGTTTGAGATGCTGCTGAATTATTTGTATTTGATACGTTTAACTCGGTTGCTCCGTTTTGATTTAGTGAAACCGTTGCATTCCCACTCACCCTCGCAGTCCCGTTAACGTCAAGTCTAAAGCCTGCGTCTGTGGTGGTGTTGATGAGTAGGTTGTTATTTGCAGAAAAACGCATTCTTTCTACGTTTTGGTTATACCAAGTGTAAAAATATCCTGCACCCGTAGAGTTTATAAAACGAAATTCACCCGTTGTACCACCGCCAAGTTGCATACCCTGACCAAAATCAGTTCTACCGATAGTATTTGCACCTGCGCTTATTGCTCCCGTTGTGGTAAGCGCACCCTGCACCCTCGCAGTACCATTGACGTCTAAACGGAAGCCTGCATCGGTTGTTGTGTTGATGAGGACGTTGCCCGTACTTCCGTTTATTTGTAGTCTCTCAGTATCGTTTGTTGCTAATCTAATTGGAGTGGAACCTCCCGTAGCAATATAAAATCCATTTGTTACCGAAGCATCTACCCTCAAACGTACTTGATTAGCCGTAACTGATGGAACTGTATTTCCCGTACCTATAACTTGAAATGCTGCCCCACCTACACTATTTCTGATATAAATATCTGCTGAAGCATTTGTTCCCGTTGATATGTTTTCAATTCTTGTTCTTACAACTCCATTGGTATCACCATAAATACTCACGTCATTTGTCGGACTACTCGTCCCAATCCCCAAGCGGTTGTTTGTAGCATCCCAAAATAAAGACGAACTCTGCTGAACTACATTCCCCGTTCCCTCAAATAACACCCGTCCGACTGTACCTGAAGTGATAGCAGTTGTGCCTATTGTTATGCCTGATGCACTTGCAGAAACTTCGACATAAACGCTGCCTGTCCAACGATAGGTCTTGTTAGTGTCCTCAGCTATGTAGATTGTTTTTAACGCTCCTGAAGCAGGGAATGCGGCTAAATTAGCGTAGGTCTTGACCTGTGAGGGTACGTTTATATTTACTGCCATATCAAATTAATAGTTTGTGTGCTTAATGTTGGGTAAGTAGATGTTGCTACTTGTGTTCCGTCTATTTGTACGTTAAAGGTTGTGTCGGGTAAAACCAAAGTGCCGCCGCTTACAACTGATGCCGTGTAACTTGAGTCCGTGTTTCTGACCTCTGCACTTGGGCAAAACGGAGAGTACCCGTCAGTCTCGCAAATAGTCATTTCGTTTGGAATTAACACATCGAATGTCATTGTCCACCCTGCAAGGTAGTTCTCAAATCTCTCAGTAAAAGGCTCACACGTTGGATTGCCGTCTACAACAAACTCTAAATCCCACAGGTTGCCGTGTAGCATCATGTCATAGCAGCGGTTTAAGATAGCCAATTGCGTGTTGAGTACGTCTTGCTCATTTGAGTTGCCGACATACACGTCAGTAGTCGCTTTTTTGCTGATGTCAACGATGTCCATAGCAATCAACGAAAGGTTGTAACGAACTACGTTAGTCTCGAAAGATACGTTGTTTGTCATTAAGTGTACAAGCGGAAAGATAGTCTGCTTGTTTAGGTCTACTTCAAAAATATCGCCTTCAGTAGTCGTGTTAACTAACGGGTCATTGTCAAAATGCCATTTGATTAACTCTAATACCCTATAAAATCCTGTCATCGTCTTAGTTGTCTTTGGAGTTGTCTTTGTTCAATTTCGTTTTTTTGCTTCTCAAACGTGAGATAGGTGAGACACCGAGTAAGTCTTGATTTGGTAACTTCGTCAAACTTAGTGATGTCTCCTTTAGCGATTGCATAAAGTGACTGATACCATCCCCATCGCTTGCTAAATTGAGTTGTTTCGCTAAAGTCTGCGATAGGTTCGTCTGCTTCGCTATCTCCTTCTCCAAATAGTTCAGGGTAGCTTGTAATAAGTCTCTTTCTAAAGTCCAAAAAAAAAGCGATGCTGCAATGCACACGTCCAATGGAGCGTACTTCATTAAGTCTTGCGCTCCGATGTTAGGGTCGTAATCGTGTATCTCGTATTTATCTTTCTTCCGTGTTTTGATAGGACGATACAACACCGCCATTGCCTTGTGGAAGTTATCCCAACTCTGCAAATGAGAGTCTAAATCTACATACTCGCCAAAGCTGATTTCTTCCAACTCAGGAATGAAGCCAAACTCCATATCTTTAATCTTGAAAGTAGGTTGAAATTTAGGAACGGAACTAAAAAGTGTAGTGAAATGCACTATCAACTCATTTAAGGAAGTCAGTTTAATCTTAGCTACCTCAGTCAATCGTATTCCGCAGAAGATCTCAACCATCTTTTGAGCTACAAATTCTTCATCAGTAGAGTTCTGCTGCACTCTCAAGAAGTCCTGATAGTGCTTTAGTGGTATCTCGTTTAGATTTGATGGTACGTTTATTTGTACTTCCATATTTATTTAACTTGTTGTTCGTCTTTTTGTAACACATAGGCATAAGCCTGAGCCAACATCTGAGAGTGTCTGCGTACATTGAACACGTCATTGAACACGATGTTAACCTTCCTGCCTGTTTTATCTTGTATGTACTGCTCAACCACCCGTTTCATTTTAGGCAGCTCATCGGATGTTGTATTGTCCATAGTTTGATTTTAGTCCGAGTGCTTCCATCTCGTGATATCTTAGCGCATCAATAGCGTGATTGTAGTGGTCTATCGGTCTTCTCATACGCTGACCTTGCTTGTCAGTATCCCAACAATATGAGCGGAGTTCTTTGATGAGGTTCGTGCTTTGCTTGGTCACTAAGTAATCTTGCCTTTGCATTACGTCTATCCCGTAGTTAATTGAGTCAGCTCCTTTCGTTACTCCTTTAATCGTTTTGCCCTGCCTCCTGATTTCTTCGATTGATTTCGGCTCTGAGCTATCTGCGTAAATAATAACACCTGACGGAAGTATCTTTGCGATGTCAGAGTTGACCATTCCTGTGCGGTAAACAAGTTCGTTTACTATCCGTGTTCCGTTATAATTGTAAATCTCAATCGCTGCCGTAGGGTCATTCGTGTAACCAAAGTCAAGTCCTATGCCGATGAGCTTCGCCTCTTTTGGAATGGTGTCAATCTCTTTCCAATTATTGAAGACCACACCCTCAAGACTACCTACCTCACCAAGACCATACACTCGCCACCAATTAGCCCAATAAGAACTCGTAGCTGCTTTGTCACGATTTTTTTCAATTTGTGTGACAATACTTTCATCAAGTGCCTCGTTGTCCTTGTACGTTAGAATGATAAAGTCCGTGTCAGGTTCGTCTTTGAGTTCCTTGTGTACCCAAAACTCATTTGCAGGATTGAAGTCTAAGAATACCTCTCGCTTTGTACGGATGGCAAGCTCATTGTAAGACTCAAAGGTTACGTTGTTGCACTCGTTAATGTACAAGATGTCACGTCTTGCTCCTCGTAGTTTTGACGCATCGTCAGCTGAGAAGAATTCTATTGATGAGCCGTTAGCAAAATCGTATCTAAGTAAAGTCTTGTTGAACCTGTCGTCAAAGTAGCGATTAGTCCAACGCATTATCTTCAGGAAGTCTTTTAGCGCACCCCTACGCAAGTGAGGTATCGTCTCAGCCACTACGGAGACTTCTAAGCCCTTTTCTTTGGTACACTTGTCTATGAGTATCGGAAGTATACCAAAAGTCTTTCCTGCAGATGTTCCTCCTTGAATGATTTTAATCCGTCTTTTTAGAGATAAGATTTTATTTATCGAGGTAGTTCGTTTGAACATCTGCGTCTATTGCTTTGGTTTCTTCAGGGAATAACGGCATCTCCATTGTGACAGTCGTTTCAGTCTTTTCAGTTAGTCCGTTTAAACGTGCAGTTAAGTTAGCATTGTACTGACCTACTAAGCCTCCATTGATTTGGTCTGAGCGGATTTCTCGCTTTATATATGTGGAGATATCGCAAAATTCTTGGTAAGCCTGATTTTTATTCACCAAATAATGTTCAACCCAAATGTCGTGTTTGTTGTAACAATAGACTTCGAAGCCTTCCATTGACAAAGGCACTTCAAGAGGCTCTGCTACCATCTCTCCGCTTCTTTGGTTGAGTGTATACTTGTAGCGTGGGTTGTCTTTTACCCATGTCTTGTATTCTCTGAATAGGTTTAGGAGTGTTTCAGGACTGTCTATCTTTCTTGGTCTTCCTACTTTTGCCATTGGTGTCCGTGTTTAGTTAGCTTCGTATGCTTGGTAAATCTTTCTCAGGTTAAATACTATCTCCCTGAAGCATGAAGCACATGAGCTTGGTTCTAAACGTACTTTCATTACTCGTGAGTATATTTCTCTTACTCTTGTTACTTCGCTTGGTTTGAATGTGTCCTTTTCAAGTATTCGTGTTTCAGTAAGCCAGTTGTACTCCTCTTCAGTTAGGCACTCAGGTTTGCGGTATGGAAACCATTCATTGAGTTTCTGCTTGCGCTCCTCACATCCGCAGTCCTCTCCTGCTATAAATTCTACGAGTTTCTTGATACCTGTAGCTTCAGTTATTTGCTCTATTGTATCTCCTAAGCCTTGTGCTTTTCTTGGTGTTCGTGTTTTTGCCATTTTAGTTATATTAAATCAAAATCTTGGTTTGTATAATCTTGGTAGTCCTCGCCTACCTCCTCTTTCAATCTTTCCTTACAATTTTTTAGCGTGTTAAATATCGAAGTGAGTGAGATGCCTGAGTCTTTAGCAATGTCTCTCATGGATGCGTTGCCTTCCTTGTATACTTTAAACAGCATTGAATCGTACCAATGCCAATTATCCATCTCTTCATGTATCCTGATATGCAATCTTTCAAGTGCTTCGTGTTTATCTAACTCGCAATCTTCATCTGCCACTCCTCGTACTTCGTCTAATGATAGAAACTGAACGCTACCCGTTTTGTTTATTTCGAATGCTCGGTTTCGAAGCATCATCCACATCAAAGCAATGTTTGGTCGTCCGTCTTTTAGTATCTTTTCCTCGTAGTTGTATTTGACTATTCTCAGGTAAACATCCTGAACAACGTCTTCTGCGAGGTCTTGCTCTCCAAATGAACGGACTATCTTTACCCATTCTTTGTGATGGTCTGCTAATATTTTGAGTGCATCCATTGGTTAAATTCTAAACAAATATAAGACTAAATTCTAATCACGCAATAAAATTAAAAAAGCCACTGTTAAAGTGGCTCTAAGTTGTTTAAGTAAATCTCTCGTGTGACGTAGTTATCTATCTTGTGTAAGGTTGATAAGGTTACGTCTTTACCTTGTAGGAAGTTGTTTAACTGAAACTGATGCATCTTGAGTCCTTTGGCTTTTATCTCTTGGACTATTTGGTTTCGTGTTTTTGTATACAATATCCTATTCAGTTGCTTTCGGAGTGTGTCGTCGTCTATGTACATATTAGAAGGGTAGTCCATCGTCTTCCATTTCGTCACTTACAGGTCTTCTCTCCATTGTTTCAGGTGCTACATACGGCTCACTAAATGATGCGCTAAAGTATTTACCTGCTTTGCCTTCTTTTAGCCAAAGAGCAACTTCCATTTCTTTGCCGTTTACGTTTACCTTTCCTTTGTAGTCAGGATGATTGTCAGCTTTCTTGTTCGTGTTTTTGAAGATTGCTCCCGTGTTTGTTTTGTTTTCCATTATAAATTATAGATTAAATTGATTACTAAAATAATTGCGATAACTGTTACCATTATCATTGTTGCTATTGCTGCGCAGTATTCGTTACGCTCGTTTTGGTTGTGGCTCATAGGTCAAAGGTTATTTCGTTATAGTTCATTGCTTCACGTAGCATCTCTCTACATTTGTTGTAGACTTCTACTTCGCAGTCGGTAGCTTCTCGGCTTCCAATGTATCCGTGTTTCACTACGCCTCGCAACTCTTGGTCAAGTTTCCACATTGCACCCTGCCATCTTTCAGCTTTTAACGCTTGGATTGCGTCTTGCTCGTTGTCGTATTCTATTGTGATTTTCATATGTAGTATTTTTTTAGTTCGTCTTGCTGTAACCCTACCTCTAAATCTCGAAGCGTTCTTATGTAGTTCCTGACAGTAGTCTTGTCAATGTTAAAATGACTTTTAATTGAATGTATAGGCCGCGGCTTTTCTTTAAGAAACGCAATAAACTCCATTACTCTGATTTGCTTAGGAGCGTATAGCTTTTCAAATTTTGCTTTGTTCATCTTATTCTGATTTATCGTAACTATCCATATTCATCAACTCAATTAGCTTTTCTTTTTGTTCGTCTTTGTTTAGCTTTTGTTTATTAAAGCAATGGCATTTGTGTTCTGCCTCAACTCCTGAACATTTGCAGCCTCTTTCGTTTTTAATCGCTTCTCGGTAGCCGTTGCTAAATCCTTTGATTTCTATCAACTGAATTTCTTTACGGATGCGCTCAAGGTACAACGTGAAATCCATAGCCTCCTCCTGAGCGTGATTAATCCAATCATAGATAGTCAGGTCTTCTCGGTCTAAGGTTACTCCGTATTTTCGTATTCCTGTTGCAGAGCGTTCAGCATACTTTGCCATCACGGCTAAAACTACTTGGTCTTTTACTTCTTGGTTCATAGCATTTCGATTAAGGCATTGTAATACAATCTGCAGTCTTCTATGCGAGCTTTTATCTGCTCAATTACTTGTTCGTCTTTTTGTACATAGAACACTTTGACTCTGCGGTTCTTTGGTATGTGTGAAAACTGATGCTTACTTTCAACCTCCTCACGCAAATCTAAGTCCTCGTCAATCTTGTGCAGTTTCCAATGCGCTCTGCGGATTTCGTCTTCTACCATTTCGATAGGTGTATCAACAAGGCAGTAACAAAGCATTGCCTGCTCCTTTCCAGTTAGCCACATATACCCTTGAAG